AAGACAGAGAACAGTAACTACGAATTATTTAAGTTATGAAATTATTAAAAAAAGTAGGTAAGTGGTTTAATAAAAACCAACAAGAAGCTATTAAAGAAGATTAATGTTTATAAGTTTATTATTTATTTGCGTATATATATGTATTATTTTGTTATGTTTAATAATATATTATATATATGGATACATTTATAGACAATTATGACGATTGGGTAGATTTAGCAAAGTCTTTTGTTGGTGATACATACGCACAGGATATTGTGCAGGAAGCATATATAAAACTATCTGGTTATGAATCAAAAGATTTTAATAGGGGTTACATATATCTAACCATAAGAAGTCTATGTTTAGATTTTATAAAGGCTAAAAATAGAATTGTTAAAGAAGAGATTGAAGATTATAACGCAGAATATATTGATGAAACCGAAACTAAACAAGCCTATAATGCTTTACTTGCTAAAATAGATGCAGAGATTGAAACGTGGCATTGGTACGATAGGGAACTTTTTAAGCTGTATAAAGATACACCAATGAGTTTAAGAACATTAGCCAATGAAACTGGTATAAGTATTACATCAATACATATAACTATTAAAAGATGTAAGGATATTTTAAATGAAAAGTTTTCAGAAGATTATATTGATTTTTTAAATGAAGATTACGAATTATTATGAAAGAACCTAAAGACAAACGTACAAAGGAATATAAAGAGTGGAAGGCTCAATTTGAAGCTAATAAACTAAAAGGTGTAGGTGATGTTATAGAAGATATTACAGAAGCCACAGGAATAAAAGCTATCGTTAAAGCTGTTGCAGGTGATGATTGTGGATGCAATGAACGAAAAGAAAAACTAAATAAACTATTTAGAAAAACTAATATCGATTGTTTGACAGAGGATGAATACAATTACCTTTCAACTATATTTAACAATCAATCAAAGATTACTCCAGAACAACAAATTAAAATGAAGGCTATACACGAACGTATATTTAATGTAAGACTAACTTCATCATGTTTATCGTGTTCGTTCGTTAAAGAGATTTATAACCCTTTAAAAAGAGTTTTTAATGCGTAGTAAGAAATACACACAAGAGCAAAGAATATCACGTTTAGAAAAAGTTGTAACGCAATTATTTCTAACAAACAAAATGATACAAGACGAACTTAAAATTTTACAAGATGCAAAAAATACCAGTAACGATACAGAAAACGAGTAAGGGTAGTTCTAAATTTGATAACGAATATTTTGAAATCAAATTAAATGGTGAAATATTTGAACGCTCACAGGTTAGACATATTATTGAAATATTAGACCAACAGATTTAATGGCATAACAAAAAATTAAAAAATCGTTATATAGAGGGGTAGTTACCTTAAAAAACAAAAATTGATTTCTATTGAATTATGGATGGTAGAAGAAATAACGGTGGGAATAGTACTAAAGCAAAAGGAGTAGATAAAAGAAAAAACCAATACAGGCAAGTTTTATCTAACACTTTAACACCCGAAGATTTATCGGCAGTTATAACTATGCTTTATAAAAAAGCAATAGATAAACAAGATGTTAAAGCATCTCAAATATTGCTTGAGTATTATTTAGGCAAACCAAAAGAAACTATTGAAGCAACGCATAATATAAACGATTTCAATATAAAAGATATTGTTAAGTTTAAATAATAAATACCAGCCATTATTTAATAGCGATGGTAGATATTATGTAATTACAGGAGGTCGAGGCTCGGGAAAGTCATACGGAGTAAACGTATTTCTTTTGATGCTTACTTATGAATCTGGCCATGTTATATTGTTTACTCGTTACACTTTAATATCTGCTCATATTTCTATTATTCCAGAGTTTATTGAAAAGATAGAATTATTGGGTTTAGAATCTCATTTTCACATAACAAAGGATGAAATTATAAACCTACAAACAGGAAGCAAAATATTATTTAAAGGTATTAAGACTTCAAGCGGTACACAAACAGCTAACTTAAAATCATTGGCAAGTGTTACAACGTGGGTACTTGATGAAGCTGAAGAACTTGTTGATGAAGATATATTTGACAAGATTGATTTAAGTATAAGAGCAAAGCATAAACAAAATAGGGTTATACTTGTACTGAACCCTGCAACTAAAGAGCATTTTATATATCAAAAGTTTTTTGAGGGTAAAGGTATAACCGAAGGTAGTAATACTACAAAAGAAGATACAACCTACATACATACAACCTATTTAGATAATATAGAAAACCTTTCAAATAGTTTTATATTACAAATAGAAGACACTAAAAAAAGAAGACCAGAAAAATATAAACACGTTATATTAGGTGGTTGGTTAGATAAAGCGGAAGGTGTTGTTTTCAATAACTGGACATTTGGAGAATTTAACCCTAACAATTTACAAACTTCATGCGGTATGGACTTTGGTTTTAGTATTGACCCTGATACATTAACAGAAGTTGCAATAGATAAAGATAAAAAGAAATTATATGTAAAAGAACACATATACCAAAATGGAATAAAAACACATCAATTAGCACCAATGGTATTATCTAAAGTAGGTAAGAAATTAATCATTGCAGATAGTGCTGAACCAAGACTTATAGAAGATTTAAAACATTTAGGAGTAAACATACAACCAGTAAAGAAAGGAACTATTGAAAGTGGTGTAAATAGAATGCAAGATTTTGAAATAATTGTAGAACCGAATAGCCACAACATAGCAAAGGAATTAAACAACTATGCTTACAAAGATAAAGGTAGCCAGTTGTATATTGATGACTGGAATCATGCAATTGATGGAATACGCTATAATGTTATTTATCATTTAGACAATCCAAATAAAGGAAATTATTTTGTTTATTAGTTTGTTATATTAAAAATAAATATTATATTAGCAACATATTTGATGATTACTTTTTTTTTCATTTGACTTTAAATTTTTAAATTAATCACTAAAACCCTGCTTTTAATAGTGGGGTTTTTTTGTGTGTTACATTTTTTTAATTTATCGTTTAATAATAAAGATTTATTTTAATGAAGTTTCCAGATAGTTTAAATGACATTACATTAAGAAAATACCAAGACTTGTATTCTATGCAAGAACCTTCTAATGAAGATATGGTAAAAGCCTTAATTGGATTGAATAATGAACAGCTGAATAAGTTTAAAGCATCAGAGGTTGATGCTATGATAGTACACTTGCAAAACCTATTACAAGAAGATACACCATTTAAGCCTACGTTTGTTTTAAACGGTATTAAATACGGTTTTATTCCTGATTTGGATAATATAACCTATGGAGAAAATAAAGACCTTACAAGCTATATAAATGACTTTAAGACTATGCATAAAGCTATGGCTGTTGCATATAGGCCTGTTAAATTACATAAAGGTGATTTATATATTATTGAAGATTACGAGGGTAGCCATAAGTATAGCGAAACTATGAAGGATGCACCTTTGGATGTTGTTTTAGGTATGGTGGTTTTTTTTTACAATTTAACAAACGCATTGTTGAAAGCTATCCCGAACTATTTGGAGAAGGTACTGGAGAAGGAAACCAAGAGCGGTCAGATTTCGGAGGAAAATGGGGAAGTTATAGCGAGTTATACACGCTCGCTCAAGGTGATATTAGAAGATTTGATGCAATTACAAAAATGCGTTTACACACCTGTTTAATGTATTTGTCTTATGAAAAAGAGAAAGCAGAATTTGAAGCAAAAATGATAAAAAGAAATTTTAACAAATGACAGGATTTTATAATTTATTAGACACATTAAAGACAGAACTTGTTGCAAGTCCATTTGTAAATACGGTTACCTATGGTGATATAAGTGATGTAGATTTAAGTAAACAGACTATATTCCCGTTGAGCCATTTTATAGTAAATAGTTTCAATTACAAAACAAACGTAATAACATTTAATGTTAGTTTAATTTGTATGGATGTAGTTGATGAAAATAAGCAAAGTGTTACCGATGTATTTGTAGGCAATAATAATGAGCAGGATGTATTTAATACGCAAATGAATGTTATTAGTAGGTTGTTAGCTAAAATAGAAAGAGGTGATTTGTATGCTAATGGGTATCAATTGGTAGGTGAGCCATCAAGCGAAGCGTTTGTAGATAGGTTTGATAATAAGTTAGCTGGGTGGACTGTAACATTTGACGTTAATGTAATAAATGAGATGTCTATTTGCTAATGGATTTAAAGGAAACAAATAACGCTTTAAATAAGTTTGCAAAGTATGTAATACAACAAAGTAGAAGCAACTTAACAAGAGGTAATAAAAACTATAAAAAGTCTTTATACGATAGCTTAAAGAGTGATATTAATGTAAGTGCAAATAGTTTTAGTTTATCTTTTATAATGAATGAATATGGTGTTTATCAAGATAAAGGTGTAAGCGGTACAGAAAGAAAATATAATACTAAATTTAGTTATAGGCAAAAAATGCCTCCAATTAAACCAATAGCTGATTGGGCAAAGTTTAGAAATATAAGATTAAGAAATGATAAAGGGCAATTTGCAAAAGGGAATTATAATACGATAGGATATTTAATAGCTCGAAGCATAAAAAAGAAAGGTATTAAACCAAGTTTATTTTTTACCAAACCTTTTGAAAAAGCATTTAATAATTTGCCTGATGTGTTAGTTAAAGCATACGCTTTACATTTGGATGAATTTATAGATTATACAATTAAAACAATATAGATGACATTACCAAAATTAGCTTTAATACCAAGTGGTTATAAAGCATTAGAAGTATATAGTGCATTACCAACAAATGGTGATGGTGATTTTACATTTTCAAGGACAAGCAATGCTACAAGAGTAAACGAA